CGGAACCAAGCCGCCGACGAGACGCATCAGCGTGCTCTTGCCGCAGCCGGACGGCCCGAGCACCGCAACGAACTCGCCGTCTGCGACGTCGAAGTCGATCCCGCCCTCGGCATCGCGACAGGCATCGCGGCGGGCTGCGCCATCGGCTTCGGGCCGAACGGAGTCGCATGCTGAACCGGCGCTGCGCCAGCCTGCGGCATGGCTGCGGACGGGGCCTGATACTGGTAGCCAGACTTCTGCATCTGCTGGATCTGCCGCTTCAGGGGCATGTACGCGCCGCCGCCGTTTTGTAGCTGCCCCTTGTCGCCAGTGCGCAAGTAGTTGGTGAACGCGTTCGACAGTTGCTCGTTGTACTTGCCGTAGTTCTTGACCGTGACCGTCCCGGTCGCCGGGTCGATCTTACCCTTCACCTTTTTCGGGTCGTGACCGAACACGCCAGCGGGGTCGAGTGCATTGCGACCGATCTCTTTGATCCCGCCCTTGATGTCGCCGAACTTCCCACGAAAGATCGCCGCCGGGTCGAGCGCACGCCCCAACGGCTTCCAGTCACCGGGCTTCGGGCCGAGCAAATTCTGGTACTGGTTCTTGGCCGTAGGGTCGGTCAGGTAGCCGACAGGCAGCCGCTTGACGACGGGGGCCATCCCGTACTTCGCACGAACCGCGTCGAGCTGTGCCTGTTGTTCGGGAGTGAGTGCCATTTATCCTCCTGCCGGGGTGCCGCCACCGGCCTGCCCATTACCAGCGAACATCTGCTCAACGCCCTGCTGCTGACGAGCCTGTTCAGGACCCGCCCGCTGATCTTGCGGCGCGGGAGTTTGCCCCGGAGGAGCGGATCCCTGCGGCGGACCCCCTGCCGGAGGGACGGGTAGGGCACCGGGAGCGCCGCCACCCATTTGCTGCTGCAGTTCGTCATCGCTCGGCACCACCCGCTCGTGGTCAAGGCCAAGGTTATCTGCGACTGACCGCAGCACGTTCGCTCGACCGGGAATGCCGATGATACCGAGATCGACCGGGTTCCCAGTGAGCTGCAGAAATTCGAGCTGCCGCATGCGGTCCTGCTCGCGCTTCTGGGCGTAGTTCACGCCCTTGACGACGATCTGCTCGTCGCCTCGGAACATCGTCGGGTTCGTCAGCATGACCATGTCGAACAGGTCCTGCAGCAACGGCTCCATGACGTCCCGGTCGATGGTAGCCGCCACGTTCTGCAGCGTCTTGGCGGCATTGCCCATGAGCATTGCCAGCCCGGACGCAGTGCGTCCAGCGCCGCCGACCTTCTCGTTGCCCATCATGTAGCGGGGGATCGAGCTGATGTCGTCTGCCAGTGCGTTGAACTTCTCGAACACGCTGAGCAGGACGTCCGCGTTGGAGTTCGGCTGGTAGAAGTCGATCGGCTTCTGGCTGCCGGTAATCATCGGATCGTACTTGACGTGCCACCGCTTCCACGGGTACAGGTCATCGGTCTCGCCCGCTGCCAGTACCTGATCGTTCACGACGACCTGCGGTCCACTGGATATGGACAGGTTGTTCACAAGCGAGCGCAGGGTGGCGTTGGTGACTTGCTGGACATCATCGAGGACGTCGGGCAGGCCCTCGCCAACCATCGCACCGGGGACCTTCTCGTACGACGTGACGTAGTACGGGTGGGTCTGCCGGGGCGTCGGGTTGATCTGCGCCTTGATGACGAAACGGTCGATGAGCCACGCCGTGACTCGGTACTCCTGCAGCGTGTCAGGAACGTCTTTCTCGTCCATCCCCCAGTCGAGCAGGGTGCTGCCCTGAACGGAGCCGTGGAACTCAGCCGTGTCGATCAGGCCCTGATGGTAGCGCGGCACCTGCTCGCGGTTCTCCATGCGGGCGCGCTCGGAATCCGTAACGTCCCACCACTCCCGGAAGCCAGTGTCGCTGAAGCGTTCCAGCACCTGATCAATCTGGTCGTCCCTGTAGCCGGGGAGACCCTTGACGCCGAGCAGGTCGGCGCGGGTGAGGCGGATGCGCTCGACGAACTCCGCTTCGTGCGGCCCGCTCGCTCCGGGGCTGAAATACAGGTCGAACGGCGACACACGTCGCCAGAACATGATGGGAACCTTACTCAGCGAGGGCTGGCCATTCTCCCACTTGAGCCGAGAGACACGGCGGACCTCGGGTCCCTTGAGGCACGCGAAGGGGAAGATAGGCAGGTCGATGAGGAACTCGGCGAACGCCTCGTAGAAGTTGCCCTCGTACAGCATGTCGTCCATCTTGTCGGTGGACCGAACCGCCTCGTCCTTGGCCTGCTTCTTCGCGGCCAGCTCTGCCTGCCTGCGAAGCTGGCGGCGGCGCGCGTCGATCTGCCCCTCGTCGGGGGTGGCCCCCATCTGGACCATCGCCACGACCTCGGTCAGCACGAGCTGGTCGATCGAGGCAGCAATGTCGTCGGGGACAGTAGGGACGGGGGTGGGGGCGATCTCCCACGGGCGCTCCCCGCCGAGGAACACGTCCCGGAGCAGCGCCGTGGCGGCGCGGCACTTCGTACCAGTGATGCGGGCGTAGACTTCGGACCCACCGAACCTCCGGATCTCCTGCAGCTTCGTGGGGGTGTACTGCCCACGGTACACCCTGAGCGCGTCAATCAGCCGCTGTGCGATTCCCTCGGTGTTGCGGAAGTTCCGCATCTCGGTCATTCGAGTCCGGATATGCGACGCAAGCTGCGTCATCACTCCCTCTTCGGTCTGGGAAGCTGCTGCGGCGTCGGCAACGCGCTGATCTTCCTGCTGCATTGCCTGCGGAGAGACGATGCGTAGCAGGCCGCGACCGGAGTTCCCGGTGTCGACTCCGCCGAGACCGTTCGGTGATTGCATGGGGATTGCGGCCACTTCAGCTCCTCAGTTGCGCATGGCGTAGTCTCGTGTTATGGCAACCATGTGTCAAGCGGGGAGAGAGGCCCACTCCACCTTCTCGTCCCGGCTGCGGCGCTCCGCGTAGACCGGCATCGAGAACGTGATCCCGTGGTCGGGGTGGGTAATCCACAGCCCCTGCCGGGGGGACTCGAACTTGAAGTTGTTGCTGGCCGCGTACTCGTCGTACCCCTTCAGACTTCCATTCACGATCAGGGAATCGAGCTGGATGAGCTGGTGCCAGTGCCCCATGAGCAGGGTGTCGTAGCCAGCCTGCACCTGCGCCTGCCGGGACCGCTTCTTGATGTCGCCGCGAGTGATGGGGCCGAGGGGGCCGATGATGCCGTCGCCGCCCCGGAACTGGTCCCCGTGGGTCAGCATGTACCGATGGTGGTACAGGCGAAACAGGGCGTCCGGGCCGTCCGGGATCAGGAAGTTGACCCGGTCGCCTTCCAGATTCCTGCGCAGAACCTGATACAGGAGCCAGTCCCAGTTCGAGTGGTTCCGCCGCTTGGCACGGGGCTTGTGGGTCATCCGCCCGTGATTGCCGGTGACGCAGACCACGAACACGTTCCCGAACGTGATCTGCAGGCTGCAGATGATCTGGGTCAGCACGCCGAGCAGGTCGAGCCAGACGACCGAAGTCGGCTCCTCATTCGTCTCCCGAAGCTCGTCATGGATGTCACCGGACAGCATGTCGCCGCCGAGAATGAGACATATTCCGGGGTACTTGGCCGAGGCAAGGTGCTTCGTCAGCAGCTCGGTCGCGATATTCAGCACGGTCTCGGCGCGGCGCTTGGCGATCTTCATGTTGTATTCGTTCACGCCACCGATCTCGGAAGGCCGGACAACCTCGCCCCAGTGCCAGTCGCTGAGGAACAGTGTCGGGACGCCAGCGAGGTCCGACATCTGCTTCATGGGTTTCGTGGTCCAGTCGGGGATCTTCGGGTCTCCGGAGACGGTCCTGATGATCGTGTCCTTGACGTACTCGTCAGTGAGCAGTCGGGATTCAAGCAGCTTGATCTTCTCCTTCGACGCTCGAAGCTCGGCGAGAGGGGAGAGCATCTTCCCACTGGCATCCGACAGTCGCCCCGCGTGCTGCATTCGCCTCGCGCGCTGGCGAGTGGCGTTGAGGTCGAGCTGCAACTCCCCCGCTACGGCGCTGAAGTCGTTGCCGTGTCTATCGCAGGCGTCGATGAACAGATCATCGGTTACTTTTCTGGGCACTCTTCTTCTTCTCCTTGGGCTGAAGGGTTTCCGTCACGAAGCGACCGCCCGTGTAGGGGTCAATTCGAGCAGCGATCCGCACGGACTCCAGTGCGCTCTTTCCGCAGTGCATCGCGGCCAGCGCGGCTTTCGCGCCGCTGCCGATCGCGTAGAAGTCGTCGAGGATCTCTTCCCCTCGACAGTAGATGTCGTACTCGAAGAGGCCCTGTGGCGAAAGCACAAGGCAGGTGAAGTCTCCGCCGATGTGGATGAACAGGTCCGGGATCGGTTTTCCGCTACCGTACCAGTCGACGAACACCATGCCGGGAGACGACTCTCCTGCGGTCGCGATGATGACGTCGAAAGTTTTCTTCCCCTGAGTAACCTTCTTGCGGAAGAGCTTCTTGCAGGTGTGGACTCTGGCCCCGCCGTCCTCGCCATAGGTCACTTGGGAGTCGGCTGCAAGTACGCCATCCCGGTAGGCGATGGTGGTCATCAGTTCTCCTTGCGTTTCGTGGGCCAGATTGCTGTAGTATAAGGGAATGTTGTGAGGAGATTGCAATGGCTCGCCCCACGGCGAACACCGAAGTCGTATTTCCGGGAACCGAGACCGCACTACCGCTCGACGCTTTGAAGGCCACCATTGCGATGGAGTTGGCCGCAGGGCTTGCGGACGCTACTGCCGTCAAGGAGCGTTATGGCATATCAGAGGCTCAGTGGTCGATCCTCAAACGCACGCCGCTCTTTCGGCAGATGCTCAGGGAAGCGATCGAGCGCCTCGGCGGCGACACCAACGCTGGTTCCCGAATTAAGTTAAAGGCCGACGTCCTCCTTGAGGACAACCTCCCCGTACTCGACGAGATCGCCAACGACAAGCAGGCCCAGTCAGGTGCCCGCATCGAAGCGATCAAGACGATGGCGCAGCTCGCCGGACGCAACCAGAAAGACGACAAGGGTCCGGGCGGGCAAGGCGCGTTCTCGCTGAACATCATCATCCCCGGTGCCGGTGCCGTAGAAGTCACTGGCTCGCAGAAGCCCGTTCTGGAGCATCAGCCCGATGAGTAATCCGGTCCTGACGTACACCGCCCCGCCGACCGTGGCGGAGTTCATGCTCAGCGACACGAAAGTCCGCCTCCTGCTCGGCCCCTACGGATCAGGCAAGACGACCGGCTGCATCATGGAGTTTGCCAAGCGAATGCTGGAAGAGCATCCGGACGCAGGCGGCGTCAGGCGGACCCGGTTCGTGATCGTCCGCAACACCGCGCAGCAGCTTCGCCAGACGATTCTGGAAGATATCCGCAAGTGGCTCCAGCCGGTCATGACCTACAAGGTCACGGACTCCACCCTCGTGTTCGACTTCGTCCACCCCACGGCAGGGCGGATCCACTCGGAGTGGATGCTGATCCCTCTGGACAAGCCAGAGGACCAGCAGAGGCTGCTCTCGCTGAACATCACCGGGGGGTGGGTCTCAGAGTACCGGGAGATCCCGATCAGCGTCGTAGAGGCCCTTCTGGGCCGCGTAGGCCGCTACCGACCGCTCGGTGTCGCCAAGAACGCGTGGTACGGCATCATCGGGGAGTCCAACCCGCCCGATGAGGACTCCGAGTGGCACATCAAGATGGAGGTCGACCTTCCCAACAACTGGGAGGTATTCAAGCAGCCCGGTGGCATGGAGCCGACCGCTGAGAACCGGGAGAACCTCCCCGACGGCTACTACGAGTCCCTGATCGAGTCGAACACCGAGGACTGGGTCGACGTCCACGTCCACGCCAACTACGGAAAGTCCCTATCTGGGCAGGCAGTATTCCGCACCAGCTTCAAGCCTGACATCCATGTCAGCTACAACCCGCTGCACCCGAACACGATGAAGCCGATGGGGATCGCGCAGGACTTCGGGCGCACGCCCGCCGCCCTGTTCTGGCAGCTCGACGCAACGGGGCGGCTGGTGATCTTCCGGGAAGCTGTGTCGACAGGCATGGGCATCGAGCAGTTCGCCGTGACCCTGCTTCGTCCCTTGATTCAGCAACACTACACGCACGCCAAGATCTTCATGGTCGCGGATCCGGCTGGCCGTCAGAAGTCTCAGGTCGGCGAAGAGTCGCCGTTCGAGGCTCTGAAGCGGTTGGGCTTCCGGGCCTACCCGGCACCGACGAACGACCTCGACCCGCGACTGCGGGCAGCCGAACAGGTAATGCTACGCCGAGACGGCCTGCTGATCGACGGTGTAAATTGTCCGCTGTTGGTGCAAGCTCTGAAGTCGTACTACCGATACAAGCGGAGCAAGCAGACGCATGAGCTGGCCGACGTCCCCGACAAGAACCATCCGTGGTCAGACCTCGGTGACTGCCTGCAGTACGCGGCGCTCGGCGCGCTCGGGGACTACGCGGCGCAAGCCATCTCAGACTCTACCCCTCGCCAGCGGGCACCTCGCCCGTCGGTGGCAAGCTGGACCTAGCGCCAATGCTCCCTGATCCAAGGGCAGAGCTTCATCGCGAACGGCGACCACGGGTCAACCTGTCCCTCGAAGAATACTATCCGCGCACCCTTCGGCATGAGGCCCCCATTCGGTTTGACATGGAGGCGGAAGGAGAATACTCCGTCCTCCTTCGTCCACCGCTTCTCGTGGGGTCCGAGCTTGTAGCTGATCCACGCCTGATCTGACCCATCGAAGCCAGCCTTGCGCGCATCGCGGGGACTGTTGTCGGGGTTGAAGTCGTCGTACACCTGCTTCCGAGCGCCAGCGGTCATGAGCTGCATCGAGCCGTTGTACGGCGTGCGCCGCAGCGTCTCGCCCCAGATCACGAAGTCCTCGGGTCTGTCCCACACGGGGGTAACGTCATCGACCAGCACGGCGTCGAGGTCGATCGACACGAACCGCTCGCCGAGGTAGTCCTTCGCGTGATCTCCGTACATCCACAGCCGACGGTAGCAGGCAGGGTTCATGCCGCCGTGCGGTGACGGCAGGTGAGCGAACTGCTCGATCTCGGCCAACGGGATGACCTTGATCTCGGAGCTGAGGTGCTTCGGATTGTCGGTGATGCAGACCATCTCGAACGGCTTCTTGTACTGCCGCCCGACCATGTTGAACATGTTGTTCACTTGCTGGTGGCTGAACGCCGAACGGTAGCCGACAGGCGGTGCCCACTTCCAGCAGACGACCTTCAGGTCACTCATTTTCGCACCCCTATGATTCTGCGCCGAGTGACTGCCCCTTTCGGAATCTTCATGGCACCGGCTGCATCAGGTCCGCCAACATGCGCGGCGATCGTAAGGCTGCGCTTGTCCTCATGGACGAGGAACCCTACCGAACGAACCTCGACGAGCTTCGATGCCCTGATGTCCTCCATATGGTGCCATACGCGGCCCCCTTCCATAGAAGAATCGACCCACAGTACTTCGACGATCTTCATGGCAGCTCTACCTCCTCCCACTCGAACCGGATCGGATTCGTCGACCTCTCATCGCCAGTGCGGCGCTTGTGGTCGAACCGCTTACGGTACAGGTCTCCGAACTCACCGACCTTGCGAGGCATGTCGGTATTCGCGTCGGGAACCACATCCCGCTCGACGCCATAGAGCAGCACGTCGTCGAGGTGCTTGCGAGGAGCAAGCCCGTGCAGTTGGCGCAGGAACGGGCCATCACCTCCGTAGGTGCCGCAGTAGTCCTCGTCGTAACCGTTGATCGCCCAGTAGATCGAGTGCTTCACCATGAAGGTGTTGCAGTGATACTTGCGCTTCGTCAGATCAGGGAGGAACGCGCGCTCGAACGTGTAGGTGAACTTCGGGTCCAGCTCCCTGCGGAAGAGGTCGGTCGCCACTTCGGGGGTGAGGATGATGTCCATGTCCGACATGAAGAGCCAGAAGTTCTCGCTCTTCGTGCAGGCTTTCTTCGCGCCGAGATTCCGCGCGCCGTGCTGGTTCCACGGGATGTCGCTCTTTACGCGGTAGAGCTTCTTCGGGATCTTGCACTCCTTGAAGATCGGCTCCGCCGGATATTTCTGGCTGCCGTCATCGACGAGGATCACGCGCAGCGCGCCACGCAGCTCGCCCGAATAGCGGTTCCAGTTCTCGACCTGCCGCTCCAGCATCTTCGGGTTCTCGTAGTACGGATAGATCATCCGGACGGTCAGCGGCGGCGGAGGGATCTTAGAAACCATGAATCATCTCCAGCATCTGGTCAAACGTCATTCTCGGAAAGTGGTTGATCTGACTCCGCGTCGTCACGTTGTACACGTTGAACTGTTTCACCTTCGCGTGACGAGCGAACCCGACGAGATCGTTGGTCCACTGTTTGAAGTGCCCCGGCTTCGTCGCGCCTTCAGGGTGCGCCCACGGGTATGGCGGATACCAGTACGGCTGGCCCTCGGGTCCCTTCTGCATGTCGAAGCCGAGCAGGAACAGGTTGTCCCCGTCCATCATCTGCTGGAACGCGAGATTGATCGCGCAGGTGCCTGAGTTCCCGCCGTGCAGTTCGCCAGTGGTGATGCTCGGGTCCGGCTTATTGAAGTGCTTGAACGTGAGCCAGTTGTCACGATCGTCCTTGCGCGGGACGTTGCAGTCGCATTTCTCGCGCACCCACACTTTCTGCACGCGAAGATCGCGAAGCAGTGGCCAGCGGTGTTCGAACCACAGGCGATCCATCGTGATCGCCTCGTGGACGTTCAGGTGGATCGCTGCGTCGTTCACCCCGATGACATGCCCGAGCGAAGTCAGGTCGTCGAGCTGATCGGCGTACCGGCTGACGGACCAGCCGCCACCCACGACGAACTTATTCGACATGCTTCTTCCTCCACCCGCTGATCACGATGCGCCCGCGAGACTCCTCGTGGATCGTCCAGTCCATCTCGGGGATGTGCATGGCGAGCATCTCCCGCCACCACTTCGTCGGCTTGATCGTGATGTGGGTGTTCCTCCCATCGGGGAGGAAGCTCTTCGACAGGGCCACGTCGATGTTGAAGAATACCCCGCTGATCGCCAGCCAGTTGATCGTGCGCAGCGTGTCCACGACGTACTTTTCCTCGACGTGTTCCATAACGTCGGTGCAGACGACGTAGTCCACCGGGATCATCGGCAGCTCGTCCTTGCCCACGACGCCGGGATCGTACTCGCTGACGGTCACGTCAGGGTGCAGCGGTTCGATCGCAGGCTTCAGCGTGCCGCGCCCACAACCGTAGTCGAGGACCGTGATGGGTCCCGGAGGGAACCTGTTGAGCAGGGTCAGGACCGCAGGTGCCCACGACCTACCTGCACCGCCCCACGGCTTATCGGTGTGCTTCTCGATGAGCAGCTTCTGGTATTCGTCGGAAATAAGTTTTGTCATGAGGCCCTCACGAACACATGGTCCCTGCAGGTGTCGCAGGCGACCCGATATCCGATGCTTTGGACATAATCATAGATCCCATCCCTGAACCGGGGGAGGATCTCAAGCTGTAGTACGGGACTACACGCCTCGATCATCGACGCAGCGCCACGCAGAGCTTCCACCTCGTGCCCTTCGACGTCGAGGTGGATGAAGTTCACGTCGACGTCCATCTCATCGTAGGCGAAGCCCTTGACCGTGAGCTTGCCGTCGTCGGCCACATGCCCGACCCCGCTGACGTTGCCGTGGAACTTGACGTCCCCGGTGACGCTCGTCAGGGCGAAGTTGTACGCCTCCACGTTCGGCAGGGCGTTGCGGTTGAAGCATGCGAACAGGTTGGGGTCCGGCTCGAACGCGATCACCCTGTCGAAGATCCCCGCCAGATGGTTGGGGAAGATCCCGATGTGCGCCCCGGCCTGCAGCGCGACGCTGCGCTTCTTCACGAACTTCACCCCGGTGTCGAGGTCGTGCGTGTTGCGCTTGATGAACCGCCAGCACTTGTCCGACTTGACACTGTCGTCGGGAATCCAGAGCTGCGCCTCTTCGTTCCAGATCATGGCGTCCACCTCAGGTGCTGAGCGAGCTTAGGGTTCAGGTACGGCCTCCACCAGAACCCGATGTGCCCGAGGTCGATCGCCTGAATCCCCTTGGCACTGAGCCGTGCCGCAAGGCAGGTGGCGGAGGGTCCGGCGCACAGCAGCACCCGCCGAGGCTTCTCGGCCCCCATCGGCTGGAGGCACGCCCGTTCGAGCGCGTCGATCTTCGGGTAGGTGTGTGCGTAGTCGCACTCGATGTAGTGGACCGACTTCGCGCCAGTCTCCATGAGGAACTCGGCGGTCAGGCTTCGCTTGCCGTTGCCGACGAACGTAACCTCCTGCCCCTTCCACAGCGACTCGACCTTGTCGAAATACTCTTCGGTCGCAATCCACGGCGCGCTGTCGGGCCGGGTGATGAACGCCGAGTAGTACTTCTTCTTGCCGTTGAGGAACATCCCGTAGTGTTCGCAGCACTTGCGCCAGTTGACGTCCTTCGGTGAGCGCGCGTCGAGGCGCGGCACGCCGACCAGCAAGTTGGGGTCCTTCGACAGCAAGACGGCCTTCAGCTCCTCACGGATGCCTTCGACACGTTTTTGCGATACGCAGTTGCCGCCACGGACGAGGTTGAACTCCCCATCTCCGAACCGAGCGATGGACTTGCCAGCGATGATCAGATCCAGCGTGGCGAACTCGTCGACGACGTGCGGGTAGAAGTTCATCAGCGTACCTTCGTCCATCCTCTGAGGAAGCTCACTCGCTGATCGTTGGTCAGCGGCTTGAGCTTGTCGATTACCTGCTGGCGATGCTCTGGCTTGACGAGCTGGAACAGCTCACGGATCTTGGCCTTCAGGCCCTCTTCTTCATGATCCACTGCACGCCCCACCCTCTCTGGCCGACGACGAACAACAGCGACCGAAGGCCGAGCTTGAACGAGGTGTAGAGGACGAAACCGAACAGGCACTCTTCCCTGAACTGGCGCTTGCCACTGATGAGCTTCATGGTATGCTTGCTCCGTTCATGTTGATTCTCCTTGTGGGTAACTAAAGGCCCCCTCCGAAAGGTGGGGGCCTCTTTTTTGGTCAGACCAGCGACACCGTCAGCGACTCCAGCGCACCGGGAGCCGTCGTGTCCTCGATCACGATCGAGCCGAACATCGGCTGCGACACGCGACCCTTCGAGTCAGCGACGAGACCACGGAACACCCACGTCCCGAAGTCGAGGTCGTTGACGTCGGCCTCCAGCTCGTTGGGGCCAAAGTCACCGATCAGTCCGAAGGTCACACCTCCGTCGGCGCTCACTTCGATCCTGACGTGGTCAATGTCCGCCGGATCCAGCGGCTTGCCGGATTCGCGCGTGGTGGGCAGAACCCACTGAACCTTTACGTTCGCCATACCTTCATCTCCTTCAGCGGACTAGGCCGCTGCTTGTTAAGCCCTATCGACCCTCTCACCCAGACCCACAGCCGGTCCAGCAACCTCAGCCACAGTCGGCCAAGACTACCAGCGGCTTCACTGAACCAGTCCATAATACTGCACTCCTCGGGACAGCGTACTTCCCATTGACGGACTGTGTTGCATCGCACACCGTCCCCACGGGGATGGTGGATGCGATCGGCAGCACGAGGATCTTACCCTCGCTTTTCACGAACGTGTAGAGCGTCGTGCCGATGGTCTTGAAGTCCTCCGGCGCGACGGTCTTGGACACGGTCACGAACTCACTTCGGGCCGTAGGCGTCAGCGCAGCGATGCTGAACCACCACTCGCCGGGCGGCAGGCCGACGATGCCGTAGGTGAGCGCAGCCGGAGGGATGCCCACGACCCGCTTCGTGCCGTACAGCACCTCGTAGCCCGTCAGGTTCGTCAGCGAGGAACCATCGCAGTTCTGCGTCGGCTTCTGCCACGAGAGGTCGGCGGTCCCGGCGTTCGCGGAACCAATCAGCGCGAGCGGGGTGCCGCTCAGGACGAGGATCACCGTGAGGATCATCGCCGCAAGGACTGCCCACAGTGCCACGCCATACCAGTCGATCTTTCGGCTCATACAGGTTTCCCCTTCGTCGACAGACGATCCGCCAGTGAAGCAAGGTAGTAGTCTACCGCACGGCGGATGTGTTCGGACACGTTCATCCCGGTTTTCGACGCGAGCTGCCGCAACTCCTTGTCCTGATACTTCGTCAGGATCAGGTGGGTGCGGTGTCCGTCAAGTGATTGTCGGGGCATTGGTACTCCTGTCGGTGACGATGACCTCCAGCTCGCGGGCGTACCGCTTCTGGGGGTCATGCTCAAGGGTGTCGATCATCGACCTCTGCCGACCAGCCCGCTCCGAGAGCAGGATGTACTCGCTCCGCATGGTCCTGAGTTCCGCACAGATGCGCCCGATCTCATCGAGACCGTTGCGCGCGCAGAAGTCCTCGACTTCCCGCAGCTCGGCATCGCTGACGGCGAACGGCGGCGTACGGTTAGGCTTCGGCATGGTGGCGCTTCAGCCAACGGTAGATCCCGCGCGTCGTCTGCGGGCCGTTCACCGCAGTGACGTGACGGAACCCCTCCTCCTTCGCCCGCTTCTCGTGCGCAGGGAGGACCATCAACCGCCGAGCAGGCAGTGAGATGCCGGTCTGGGGGTTGTACGACATCGACCGTGCCATGCGGCGCAGCCGCTTACAGAGCTTCGCGTTCATCAGTGCAGACTCCTTTTCTTCGTGGGGTTTACCTTGGTCGGCACATCGAGGTGGCCGAGCATCTTGCCGCACCGGGCGCAGGTGAACCGCATGCAGATCGCATCGGGGTGCCACGCAGTCACGGCCATCATGTCGTGATCCTTGAACTGGCATATGAGCCGCCAGTAGGTCACGGCAACGAATGCCCGGATGGACTCCCAAGTGAAGTACTTCTTCATCGCGCCGGTCTCCTGCGCAGCAGGTCCCGCTTCGTGCGATCGAAGAACGCCTTCACCTTCTTGCGACGTTTCTTGCAGGCTTCGCACTCGTGCTTGACGATGAAGTCGACGACACGACCGTAGGCATTCTTGATGGGGGTGATCTCGTTGTTCACTCGGGCACCTCGATGTTCATGATGTAGCGGAGACAGCGGTTGCGTACGCGGGCGTTCAGCGTGTTGGTCCGCGTGGCCTCGGGGAGTTCAGCGCGAACGTACGCCTGCAGCGCGCGCTTGTAGCTCTGTGCTGCAGGCGTGATGAAGCTGAACATGCCGCCGCGATGTTTCACGCCCTTCGGCGGGTTGCCGTGCAGCAGCGTAAACGCAAGGGCCACTGTCTTTTCGATCTCTGATGCGGGATGGGGCATGGCGGGATTATGAGGGACCCACAATGTGGGTGTCAATGGGATCTTTTATTTGCTGTGCCTCCCACGCGAAGAACCACGCGAGCAGCAGCCTACGGAACTCGTGATCATCAAGGCCCTTCACGCCTGCATTACCAAAGAACCGAATCAGGTCGAGCTGGTAGGCCGTCATCTGGGGGGATTCGGGCGCGATCGGTGAAGGGCCGAGGGCCAGCGTGGCTGCGACAAACAGGGGTTCGAGATCCATGTGCTAGCCGTAACCGCGAGGAGGGGTCGTTCTTGCCTGCTGCTCGCTCCACCCGCGCTTCATACGGGCGTGGAAGAGCTGCCTGCTTACCCCGATGCGCAGGGATTCTAGCACACGATTCGTATTTAGTATCTTGAATTTTCCAGCAGTGACGAACGCCCTGATCAGCTCCCCTTCTTTTGCCCTCGCTTGCCGGAGGGGCATCGGCTCGGCGATGACCTCCCACCCGCCGTACCGGGAGGCGTGCGAGCGCAACCTCGCGCGGAGGTCTCGGGTTGATCCGATGTAGACCTGTCGGCCCTTCAGCAGCAGGTACACGCCCGCCTTTCTGTCGAACTGCTTCAGGTCGTCGTGCTTCCGAGTTCCCGGCGGATTTGAGTTTAGGCGCATGTTTGGATTCTGCGTCAACATTGTTTTCCTGTCAAGTGTGGGGCTGAATGCCCCAAAGGGGGACGCCACCCCCCCACCCCCGTGGTCCGGCACCCCGGTGGCCCGTCGGCCCGACAGCGTTCGCCCTTGCAGTGCTGCCCCTCACCCACCACCGGCTTAGTGAGGCTACCCCCCAAGGGGGAAAGCCTTAACTGGCAGTTAAGCAATGCAGCACTTAACTGGCAGTTAACACCACTGCTGCATGGAGCATCACAATGAGCAAGTTCGACAAGTCCAAGGCGAATCGGATCGTCCGCATCATCGGATCGGTCGCGGATCGCACCTCGCAGGTTCGCAGCATGCGTGAGGCGCTGCGGGCCGAGTTCAAAGGCTTCCCCGCTCGCATGCTGAGCGACGCTGATTACGCGATGGTTCGGGACGCAGCGGTCAAGGACCTGACGGCTCGCGGGACCGTCGGCGAGAAGTCCATCGGCCCAATGGCGACGAAGCAGGCGAAGGTCGCGCAGTGCATGCCGGTCATTCTGCACATGTCCGCCGACAAGCTCGGGCCGGTCGCCGACAACTATGAAAAGCTCGCGGGCCTCGCGACGCAGATCATCGCGAACAAGGGCGACGGCGCAAAGGCGCTCCACGCGTTCTTGAACAAGCCGAAGGACTACAAGCGGTCCAGCGCGGCGCACTTCAAGGCCCTGCTCGGCATGAAGTCCGGCAAGTTCTTCACGCCCAAGCAGAAAGCCACCATCGTGGCGTGCGCGGCTGCCTGCTCGATCGACGTAAGCGACATTGCCTGACCGTAGGCCCAACAGGTTGGAGGGGCGCAAGCCCCTCCGGCCTTTGTTTGTCTAGCGTACCCACCTGCCGGGGGTTCCCCATGCGATCCGTTAACTGGCAGTTAATCCCTGCAAGGACAAAGGCCCGACAGCCCATCACGTTCTACACGCGTTGCGCCAAACCTGTGAGTCTGACGGGCCGCAGGGCCTCGATCACTATCATCACGGCACGGACAGGGCGCGTATCGGCAGGGCAGAAACAAAGGTCCGGGACAATTAAGACAACCGGACATTAATTAGGACATTTAATTCCCTATATATCTCATAGGGTTAGGTTATATATATATATATATCCAGTAAATAAAATTAAGAGACCCTCGCGTGAGGCAGACCTTGATGGTGAGAGGGGCCTGAGAGAGTAGGGTAGAGAGAGATGTATTGTGGGTAGTCGCTCACGAGATGTCGTACAGTTAGCACCTCACCCCCTAAGCCCATGAGCCTAAAGGAAAATTAAATGTCCACAGTACCGTCCGCATCTCATTAAGTGTCCGGACATTAATTCTCCCTTCGGCTTAACTGGCAGTTAAGCACACATAGTTAACACACGCTGTGGGACCCTAAGCCCCAAGGCCCAACAGCATTCCACCACCGGGGCAGGAGACCATGATGAGCAAGCAACCTGCGAACGCACCCCTCGGACACCTCGCGAAGCCTTCGGCCCTGCGGCACGCAATGCGCCGGGACCAGAAGTCCAAGCACGTTCGAGACCGCAAGCCCGACTTCGATCCTCGCGACTCAGACCGCTGGATCGACAAGCACGGCAGGTTCACAATTCCCCACACAAAGGAGACACTCAAGTGAGCAAGCCCCCCACCCCAACCCCAAAGGAGATCTTCACCGCTGGCTACCTTGCCGGTATCGGCGACGAGTACAACGGGGACAGCGACGCCGAGCGAGCCTATGCCAGATGGGTCGACAGCCCGCCGCCGAGGGCGATGCGTAGTAAGAGCGCACTGGCACTGTTCGACGAGGGGATCTTCAACGACATATTCACCACAGAAGGAGAGAAGCCATGAGTGACGTGAAGCATAGAGAGGTCGAGCGTTTGAAAAAGCTGCTGGAATCGCAGCCTGACTACGATTCACTCACCGACGAGATCAAGCGGCTGCGCGGGCTGCTGCGGGAGTGGCACGACAAGGATTGGAAGCGAACGGCATCATTGTGCTTGCCGAAGAATCATCTGGTGTTGCGAACTCGCGCCGCCCTCGCAGGAGAGAAGCCATGACCGACCCCACCGCTATCATCACTCTGGCGCTCATCGGCGCGTTCGGCCTCACATCCCTGCTCACCATCTATGTCAGCAATGGCATAGCCAAGGCCCGACGGGGCTTTGGTTGGCGGGCAAAGGATCAGGTCGCGAGGCTCGTGCAGATCCGTGACTGGCTGTTCTACCTGTTCGTGGGGTTCGCGTTCGTCTGCCTCATGACACTCTGGGTGATCGAGGCAGGAACACCGGACCAGCACAGGCCCAACCCCCCGACGGAGGTCGAAGTGTCATGAGCATCGTCACGGCACTGCCTACCAGAGGCATCAGGCTCGTTCACGAGGTGACTCCCGAGGTCATGAACAATCCACCCCTGCCGCTCACGGCACTGGCCGAGGCCAAGCATGTGCGCTGGCAGTGGACGTTGTTCTACAACCGTGTGAGGTCTGCCCCGTGGACCCCGGCAACCCCCGACCAGATCGTCTTGTGCAGGCAGGTGATCGCTATCATCGACGCGCTGCTGGACGAGCATCCCCACTTAACTGCCAGTTAACGGAGACCCGACATGTCAGGCTACGAATATACGTTCATCAACTCCAACATCAAGGCGGTGCTGAGGTCACTGGGTTCCCCGAGCATCGTCGGCATCTGGATACACAACGATGGCACTTCACTGGCGATCGTGGTGGGTGGGACCGACTACATGGTGTCGGTCCTTCTCCTCGAATGCGAAGGAGACTGCCTGTGCTCATACTCGTTCATCGAGCAGGTGAGCAACCCGGAGGCTGCTCGCATGGCGAGGTTCCACGACTGGGTGGAGGCCGAGATCGGACCAGATGATCTCGGCTTGACCCCCGACCAGCGCGAGGCCAAGGAGCGAGGCGAACTGAAGTTCTATTTCTACAGGCTGCTCACCGACAAAGGAGAAACCACGATCGAGATGCGCAACGAGAGCAACGGGTACTACGGTGGCACTCTGTACTACAAGGGCATCACCCCGTTCCTCGACTTCGACTTCACCAACTTTTCAGAAGCAAAGGAGTAACAGCATGACCACCAAAAAGAGACTCGAACCCACCAACCGCATCCTGCTCAATGCCATCAGCAGGCTCGTCCTTAGAGTGGACAAGCTGGCCGAGCAAGCCGAGCATGATGCCGACGCGATCAAGCTGCTCGTCCAAGCAAGGAACGATATGACCCTGCGGCTTGGCGAAGTCGAGAGTCAGTGGCGGCAGCACGCCAAGGTGAGCATGGAACGGCACCAGTCTACTCGTGCGCTCCAGACTGCCGTGATGGACGCGAACGAGCGCATCTCCAAGCTCGACTCGCGCATGTACTTGGGAGAGTCGGCGCTCACGGGGCTAAAGGCTCGCGTGGATGCGCCGACCACAGAGACTCAACGTACGGACTCCCAACAGTGGGTACTCAGCTTTGGCAATCCGAACGATGGTTTCGATTATGTGGGGCCATTCGCAACTGCAACCGAGGCAATCGACTACGGTGAGCAGTGGATGCCCGGACAGGAGTGGTGGACCATCCTTCTACAAGCACCAGCAAAGGAGTAACAGCATGTGGATCTGCGCTAGCTGCGGCACCGAGGCCCAACAGCCCGAGACCTGTTCGGGATGTGGTGCCACCATGAAACCGTTCGATCAACCACCAAAGGAGGAACGCTACAAGTTCGTGCTGGCCATGTACCCGAGTGGCCGCACGCTACCGACCGAGTTCGTTGACCCTTTCCCGAGCGTGATGTCTGCCGACCAGTGGTGGGATCAGCATCGTGCAGGAAAGGAAGGCTATGGCTACAAGGACTACGAGGTAGTCCTGATGGAGGCACCAGACGATGGACAGACGCAAGAACCCTGACCGACGGCAGACGACCGATCTCAGCGATGCGTGGGTGAGCATGCCCTCGCTGCTGAGGCTGCTCGTGTCGGTCGCTATCATCGCGTGCTGCGGGTGGCTGGCCCTGCAGATCTTCGCGCTCATCACGCTGGCCAAGCTGGCGTTAACTGCCAGTTAAGGAGATCCACTATGCCGACTGACAGGGACCGCAAGTGCTACAACTGCTTCTACCACACGCATGCAGGAGGTAAACCACCCAAGTGCCGACGGGGCATCAACCCTGCCCTGAAAGACGCTCCACATATGTCGGACAGGGTTCAGGGACTGTTCGAGCCAGACGAGATGGCTGCGTTCTGCGACCACTACCTGTGGCTGCCCGAGAAGTTTCCGAGGCTGCGGCAGCGGGGGTGCAGCAAGGTCGGGCGCTCACTACCGTACTCGACGGCTGAGCTGGACGAGACGTTTGCTCCCTACTATGAGAAGGGGGAGAAGGTCCGCATCAAGGTCGACATCGGGTACGGCATCACTAGGTGTGGGTACGTTGCCCTGTCCACTGGGGAGCAGCCAGTGTTCCTGCTCATGCGCAGGCAGTCAGACCGGGGCAGCAGCGTGATCCTCAACAGCAGCGTCAGACTGATCGCCGTGAAGTACGACGAGAAGGGGAGGTACCTGCCGCTATGAGAAAGCAATCGCTCGCTATCATCAACGGAGGGTATCCACACCAACGACACGTTACTTAGCTTGATTTGCTCACACGTTTGGAATACACTTAACTGCCAGTTAACTCTGGCAAGGAGACACTACAGATGAACATCACAAACGCAATCGACCTGATCGTCGAGTCTTTCTTCATCCAGCAGGACACGAAGGAGCGGTTCGCCATTGAATTGGTGAGCGGGCCGGGACTCGGCAAGTCAGCCTGCGTATATCAGGCAGCGGACAGGATCGCGGCCCGACTCGGCAAGGGGCTCACAGTCAAGCCGTTCTTCCTCACGACGGTGGAACCACCGGACGTGCGGGGCTTCGGCCTGCCGGGTCGGGACTCGGACGGCACTCCCATCATGCAGTTCACCAAAGCTCCGTGGATGCCGCGCATTGGCGACCACGAGTTCGGGCTGGTGTTTCTGGATGAGTTCGGCCAGTCGAGCCAAGACGTCGCCAAGCCTGCGGCTGAGCTGTTCCACAGTGGAAGGGTGGGTGAGTCGCAGCTTCCCATCTCGTACATGGTGATCGCAGCTTCCAACCGTGAGTCGGATCGTTCCGGCGTCGGTCGGTCGCTGGCCTTCATCGACAACAGAAAGATGCGGGTCAACATCGAGCCGGACCTCAACGCATGGGTGGACTGGGCCGAGCGGAACAACATCCACCACGCTGCCATCTCGTTTGCCAAGGTGCGTCCGGCACTGGTGTTTCAGGACAAGGTTCCCGACAAGCCGGGTCCTTTCTGCACTCCCCGCACGCTGTGCAAGACGAGCCACCTCGTGAACCGGCTGCCGATGGACCTGTTCACCGAGGCTGCGGCTGGCTACATGGGCGAGGGTACTGCTGCTGAGTTCGTTGCCCACCTGCGTGTGGTGGACGAGCTGCCGAAGTGGGAAGAGATCATCAGCAACCCCGAGAAGGTGCGTGTCCCCGAGAACCGGATTGACGCGACCTATGCCTGCATGCAGATGGTGGCGCACCGGGTCGAGGCCAGCACTGCGAAGCCTGCGTTCCTGTTCCTCAAGCGACTGGGCAAGGAGTTTCAGGTTGCTGGATTGAAGGCAGTGCTGCGGCGCTGCCCGACCATGATCCAGACTCCGGACTTCGCGTCGTGGCTGCGCGAGAACAAGGAGCTGGTCTACGCTGCCAACATCTTGGAGAAGAAGTAATGGCATGGTCGCAGTTCTACGGTTGGGTGAAGGGGCGCTCGGAAACGCGCGCCGCTCGCTGCGGCACCAAGGACTCAGGGCTTCACCTCCTCGCTGCCAGTAAGACGGGTGCTATCACCGTCGAGCTTCGCAGTTGGGGTGGGAAAAACTGCTTCCACATCGCACTCGTCGAGTGGGGAGAATCGCGGTTCGACGACATCGTGCTCGCTCGTGGCAGCTTCACGGAGAAGGAAGGCAAGCCGGTCGTCATACTCGACGACGATCTGGTGAGGGCACACGTCGAAAGGCATGCGCTCATGGCATTGACAAAGGAGGACCTATGAACGCAGTACTGAAACCCCCATCACGGCTGCCCCTGTGGCGGCTGGAGATGCTGCGGGAACAGGCAGAGAGGCGCTTTCAGCGCACGGAGGCGGAGCATCGTGCCGCTACCCGTGAGCTGGAGCAGGTTCGCCAGCAGATCGAACTCCGGCGCTTGGAGATGCGCTGGTGAGGGCTTTCATGCAGGTATCGCAAGCCATCCGCGACACGTTGCTGACGATCGTCTGCATCGCCATGTCGTGCCTGATGCCGGTAGCCGAATGGCTGGCCGACGAAGAGACCACTCGTAAACTGAAGGAGAAACTCAACCATGACTGACACATTCGACCTCGACTCGATGCTCGCCGACATCCTCGACGACTCGAAGCCGCTGCCCACTATCACCACCACGGTCAAGGAGGACGTTCGCGAGACGACGCTGGAAGGCACGCTGCCCGAGGGGCAGGTGATGCCCGGATCCGCCGAGGACATCGACAGCCTGTTCGACATGGAGCTTCCCGAAGCGAAGCCGGAAGTTAACTGCCAGTTAATCCCCGACACGATCGCAGGGCAGCTCGACGCGTTCCCGGCTTCGATGCCCGAGGCCCCTGAGCCTGTCGAGGCTGCTCCCGACACGACGGACTACACGCTCCCCCCGATCCCTGTCCCGACGTTCACGACGGACGAGATCGCGGCGGCGCTGGACCTCCGCAACTTCGCGACCATGACCACGCTGAATACCAAGCGGTGGCACGCGAGGGTGAAGGACCGCAAGGTGGGCCACGACATTGCTGTGGCCAACGATGCGGACGAGGCGGCGTTCGAGACCCGCAAGAAACTGCTGGCGGGTGCCGACGAGCTGCTCAAGGCGATCCACAAGGCGATCGACACTGCAAGGGCGAAGTACTACGAGATGACCTTGCCGTGGACCACCACGGGCATCGAGGACGTGGGTCGCAGGTCGGGCGCTCGGATCATGCCCAACACGCAGTTCTTCGAGTTCATCACTGCTATGGGAGAGTGCAAGGCACAGATGGAGGCGGCGCTGGACAAGTTCGTCCCGGCCTACCCCATGCTGATTCAGGAAGCCAAGAAGAAACTCGGCAGGCGGTTCGACATCACGGAGTATCCGCACGAGCAGGTGATCCGTTCGCACTTCGCTCTGAGCTTCGACTTCCAGCCGATCCCGCAGGGCGATGACTTCAAGGGACTGCCGGACGCCCAGTGTCAGGCGCTGGCCAATGCTCTGCAGGGCAAGACCAAACAGATGGTCGAGAATGCCATGCAGGACTTGTGGGTGCGCGCTGGCGAGGCGATTGGCAGGATGGCTGAGCGACTGAGCCACCCCGACAAGCTGTTTCACTACACGCTCGTGGACAACGTGCGTACGGTGGCGAACCAGCTCAAGCACCTGAACGTCACGGGCGACCAGCGCATCAGGGACCTGCAGCAGTACGTCGAGACGTACCTGTGTGGGCACGAGGTGGACGAGCTTCGGAAGAATCCGACGCTCCGGGCTACGACAGGGGCACATGCCCAGTCTGCGATCGAGAAGATGCAGGCCCTTGCCAAGGCCCCCTGATGCTGCAACTGAAGGGCAAACTCAAGCGGCTTGACGGGGGCATGCCTCGGCATGTGTTCTGGGAGTGGGCGAAGGATAACGCGCACAGGCGCGGCTATGCGTTCGCTCCCTTGAGTACCCGGAGCATGATCGCCTCGGCGTACCGAGTGAAGTCGGAGTACGAGTCCGAAGTGGCTGCGACGGTGCAGATGCTGTGTGATGCGGCTAGCTACGACATGTTGCGATCGCATGACACTATCATCCAAGTACTGGCGCACTTCGGTCTCACCCCTATCAGGGGATACAGCAAGTTCCACTACTTCGTCGCAGTGGAGACCGACAAGTGCTGGCTCGTGTACCCCACCAACATCAGGCATCTTAACTGGCAGTTAAACAGAAGGAGCAAACAACCATGAGTACCCATATCGGACACCGCAGGTTCACAGAGATGCGAACCGGCATGCTGCTGCACACCCCATTCTTCGCGAGCCTCATGCTCGACATGCTGGACACGAAGGTGGGTAAGTTCCCCGGCATCGACACAGCAGGGACGAACGGCAAGACGATCTGGTTCGACGAGGACTTCCTTGGGTCCTTGGAGATCCCGGAGGCAGTGTTCCTGTGCTGCCATGAGATCGGACACGCCATGTGGCTGCACATGGACAGGGGGATGAAGTGGAAGGACCTCGGCCTACACGGCAGGCCATTCAGCTTCGGACTGTACAACGTGGCGGCAGACTACGTCATCAACGCGATGCTCGTAGCGTCGAAGATCGGGCGCATGCCAAAGTGTGGGCTGCTCGATCGTCGCTTCACTGGTGACATGCTCGTGGAGGACGTCTACAAGACGCTGCTCGATGAGCAGCCCCCAGACAAGGGGCAAGGGCAGGGAGAGGGTGGGGAGGGCAGTGGCGAACCTCCTGACGGGTCCAGCACTGGTATCCCGAGCAAGGCGGGTGCGGGTGGCAAGGACCCGATGGACACGCACATCTACGAGCCTGCCAAGGTTGCAGACGCAGAGATGAAGCGTGCGATTGCCACGGCAGTGTCGCAGGCCAAGGCGATGGGCAAGATGCCCTCGCAGTTGGAGAAGTGGGTCGAAGCGACCCTGCGGCCCCAGATCGACTGGAAAGAGAAACTGCGCCGCATGGTCACTCGGCTGGCGACACGGGACTCGACAACGTGGAGTTCCCCACACCGTCGCAGGCTGGTGTCGCAGAAGGTCTACCTGCCGAGCTACACCGGGTTCGGTGCGGGCGAAATGGTCGGCGCAGTGGACACTTCCGGAAGCATGGGGCAGAAGGAGTTCGACGCTGCGTGGTCGGAGTTCTCGGACATCATCATGAACTGCCGTCCCGAGCGCATGTGGCTGATGTCATGCGACGCGAAGGTCCACAACGTCCACGACCTGCCGAGCTACCACGATATCTACATGGACAGGCCCGAGATGCGCGGTGGCGGAGGCACTGACTTTCGGCCCGTATTTGAAGAGATCGAGGAACGCGGTATCGCCCCTGCTGTGCTGGTGTACTTCACCGATGGGTACGGCACGTTCCCCGACGAAGCTCCGAGCTACCCGGTCATCTGGGTCATGACAGAAGATGTTGTGGCACCGTTCGGGGAGACCGTCAAGGTGGAGCTGGCGCAGTATGAGTGAATCGTTCAGGTCGACGGTTCGCAACACGCTGTCGGGGCTACTGCCCCGGCTGCGGCACTCAATCCCATTCCCGCTTGAACCGAAGGAGGTGTATCGGGCGGCGTTCCCCGGATCGAAGCTGTGCGACTGGCTATGGGACCCAAGGGTGTCTGACATGCGCAAGCTCGCCCTTCCCCATAGGAACATCACCGTGTGTACTAACAAGGAACGCATCGTGCAGTTCAGCTTTATGACGCAGGCCGAGATCGACGAGCTGGACAGCGACGATGAGATCGCCCAGTTCTGGGTTAGGTTCCACCACACTGTAGTGGCTCCGCCGACGGGGGGTGCGCTACTGCTCGACCCTGCCGTGCGCTGCAATGGGGATCTGGTCAAGTGGTACAACGCTGCGGTAGCGATGGAGGAAGAGATCAACGCAGAGACCACTCGGATCTACAAGGTAGTGTCGAGCATCGCTAATGCGAGCGAGCTTGCCTGCGCATGGCCAGAGGTGGTCAACGCTGTTCCTGCTGTCATCCCGCCAAGGGCGAGGCTGCGCATTGCGGCCCGTACTCCCCGCATCAGGGAGCTACGCAAGCTGGTGCTGGCGACGTGGCCAGAAGGACATGGGATGGAACGGATCACTGACTTGCTTGCGACCGCTATCATGCTCCCGCCTACGCAACTGCCGAATGCGTGGGTCGGGCTTCACGCCTACGGCATGGAGGAATGACGATGCAGACAATGCAATGGAGAAGAGGGCGACGGGCTACCCGTGGCACAGGCAAGAAGGCCCAGAAGGACTACGCCGCCGAGACGGTGAAGAACTTCGGCTCGAAGATCCTGTATAACCGCTGGCACTTGCTCGCTCCGTTCCCACTGAAACGGGTCGACGTCTATAACGCCATGTTCACACCTGAGCAGCATCACGCGATGGGGATCATGGCGAAGTTCGGCTCTGCACTGGTGAAGGACCGTGACGTGTACATCAAGTGGGACACTTCGCTCTCCTGCCGGGTGAACGGAACCAATGTTCGGGCCACCTACCTGCATCTCAAGATGCCGTTCCCAGTGGCGGTCCCTGAGACCGACCCTGACAGCAAGGGCTGCCACACGTTCCTGATGTCTGCCCTGCCCACAGAGATGATCGGAGCGATCTACGAGTGGGGCGAGCAGTGGCTAAAGGCTGCGATCGAGACTCACCAGACGAATGGCAAACTGTTTGAGCTATTCGAGATCTGCAGTACGATCGGACAGGTGAAGCGGCTCTGGCCTAATGCCTGCAACCTGCTCCCGGAGTCGGCACAGGCTATTCTCCGCAATGCCAAGGTGAGATCCCCTTACCCCCTCGAAGTACTGGATATTTCGCGGACCGACACGGACAAGGAGGTCAGGGAACTCAAACCCCAGTGGAGGCCCGAAGAACTGGCATGGTACGACGATCGGCTCACCGAGGCGCTGTGCCTGCCGATGGTCCACGAGACGCCAGTGTTCAAGGTAGACATCAAGTACGCTTAACTGGCAGTTAAGGGGCGACCGGATCCTAGCGGGTTCGGTCGCCCCCTTTTTTGTTTTCTGTACCCCTTGACATGCCCGCAAAGGTGGGCGTAGTATGCGTCAAGTCCACTCGCACAAGGAGATCTGATGGCTAATAACATAGGCAGGCCAGTAGTCAACAAGCACCACGTCCCCAAGAAGCAGTGGGACGCGTGGAGCAATCACGCGCGCAAGGTGTTCAATACCATGTATCACAGCATGCGCCCGTCGCTGCAGTTCGCGTTCATACACCCCGACGCGTTCCCGGCCCCTAAGCGGCACTGGGAGACCACCCGATGGAATGTATCGTGGGAGGCCGCTCAGGCTGTCGACGGGCATGGTCCCCTCAAGCGGGTCGTGCCGGTCAAGTCATGACCGCTATCATCGCGGCGTTCGCCGCAGTGTTCGCTGCGAACTTTGCTTTCATCTTCCTGAAGGCATTCCAGCAGCGCAACGTCATCCATAACAACTACGGTTGGGTCATCGTCACATCGAACGCAATGGCGCTGTTCGAGGTGTACGTTGTGTCCTCGATCGCCAAACACGGGGTAGATCTATGGCTGGTAATGGCACTGGGCTTAGGCGGAGGCACCGGCTGTCTCGCCGCGATGCTTCTCCACAACAGGTTCGTATTGCGCAAGGACTCCACCCGATGAGCAAGCGGCTTCTCATAGGACTGTGCGGCCCCGCAGGCTGTGGCAAGGACACGGTTGCTGCCGCGATGAACCGGCGCGGATTCCACCGCTACACTCTGGCCATGCCTCTCAAGCGTGGCTTGGAGGCCATGCTCGGAATCCCGCTGTCAGTCTGGGACGATCGTGTCGAGAAGGAGCGGCTCATCGACTGGTTGGGCAAGTCCCCCCGGCAGGTTGCCCAGACGCTTGGCACGGAGTGGGGCAGGCAGCAGGTCCACAAGGATCTCTGGGTGAAGCTGATGCTGCGGGAGTGGGACAAGGTTCGCCAGTCGCTCTCCCCCCGCATGGTGGTAACGGACGTCAGGTTCGACAACGAAGCTCAGGCGATCGTCGACGCAGGCGGCACCGTGTGGCGAGTCGAGCGAGAGGCTGTCTCGGCGGTTGCGGAACACGTCTCCGAAAAAGGGGTGTCTCCGGCACTGATTGAGGGGCGCATCAAGAACAACGGTTCGCTGGACGAACTCGAAGTCAACGTCGGAGGGTGGCTGACCTTCCTGAACAAGAAGTACGCCAAGTGAACAAATACCTGAAAGACCTGATGCGCAAGGCGAAGGCCCAAGGCTGGCGAGTAGAGGTCGCCAGCCACATGAAGTGGTACTCCCCAGACGGGCGCACAATCATCGTGACCGGCCACTCGGAGTCGGACCATCGTGCGCTCAAGAACACACTGGCAAGAATGCGGAGGGCAGGATTCCATGACTGACTACAACACTGATCAGGCCCGTGAGCTTCGGCGTGCGCGGCTCACGAAGGTGCGGCCTTACAACGCTCCGAACATGCTCCCCAAGAGCGAGTACGAGAGGACGTTCAAGGAACCGCACATGGTGGCGCGCGACCGGATGCTGGACGTCGAAGAGTCACAACGTGTCATGTTCTGCCCTGCCTGTCAGGTGCAAGCTGACGACACGACTGTCGAGGCCCACCAGCTCCACGCAACTTATGAGCAGGACCCGCTGCGCAACTACCGCGCGATTGTCACGCTGTCCTGCAAGGGTTGCGGATGGAACGAGATCATCCCCATTGAGGTCCCCGAGGCGCTGAGTCAGGAGCAGACCAAAGCTCTCGGAGAATACAAGCGGGCGCTGGCGAAGGACCAGATCGCCCTGATGCAGGGGCAGGTGCAGGGGCAGGTGCTGACGCCCGGACATTGGAGTGTCGAAGCGGCGCGGCAAATCGGTAAGCAGTCCGCGCTTAGCTCTATGTATGGCATGGGTCAGCAGCAGATGCTAAAGGCGCTCAGAAGTGGACACATCGGCAACGTCGCAGGCATGAGCATCCACGACGAGATGGTCATGACGAAGCGCCCTGATCCTGCTCGTGGGCAGGAGCTGGCCGACGCCATCTGGCAGGACTTTGACGCGCTGGACAAGATGCGCGCCGACGCAGAGCAGGCGAAGGTCTGGCTTGCCAACCGGGCCAGTTACGACAAGCTCGTGAACGAGGTCAAACGCAACGCTGCCCAGTCGATGGCTAATCGGATTGACAGGGAGATGCTGGACACCATCAAGATAAAGACCCCTTCGAGGTACCCGACTCCGAAGTACGCGACCAGTCCTCCGCCGTCGCCCGTCATCGGGGGAAGCATGCAGGCACAGGTCGAAGCTGCCTATCGGGAGGCTTACAGGAACGACCCCTCGAAGCTGGCGGTTGTGTTGGAGAAGCTCAAGGGCTACTTCAAGTGAGGCTGCTCACGATCGACTTCGAGACGTACTACGACCGGGAGTACTCCCTGTCGAAGATGTCGACCGAGGACTACATCACCGACAACCGCTTTGAGGTCATCCTCGTGGCGGCGAAGGTGGATGATAGCGAGATCGAGTGGTTCTCCGGTACGCGCGCCCAGACCTACGACTGGCTGGAGAAGCTCAACATCGAGGACTGTGGCATCGTGTGCCACAACGCGATGTTCGACGCAACGATCCTGCAGAAGGTCTTTGGCATGCGCCCCGGCTTCGTGTTCGACACGATCAGCATGGCTCAGGCGCACATCCGGCCCTTCAGCCCTAGAGTCTCTCTGAAAGCATGTCTGGAATACTGCGACTTCGATGGCCTGCGCAAGGGCGACGAAGTGTTCAACATGCTTGGCCGCACTCGCATGTCGCTGTCCAAGGCTGAACTCGTGAAGTACGCCGAGTACTGTAAGACAGACGTCGAGGGAACCTACCGACTGTTCAAGCATCTGAAGCCGCTGTTCCCCCGGTCGGAGTTTATCGTGATGGACCAGACCCATCGCATGTACCTCGACCCGGTGCTTGAGCTGGACGCCAAGCTGCTGGCTGAGATCAAGGCCGAAGAGATCGCCAAGAAGCAGCAGCTCATGGACTCGCTGTCCAGCTACTGCACGAAAGACCAGCTCATGTCGAACGACAAGTTCGCCGAGGTGCTGCAGCGGGCGGGGGTCGAGGAAGTCCCCATGAAGATTTCCCTCACGACTGGCAAACCTACCTACGCGTTCGCCAAGGGAGACCCCGAGTTCAAGCGGATGCAGGAAGAGTACGAGGACGACGACCTCGTGACGGCCCTGATCGACGCTCGCCTTGGGGTCAAGTCCACGATCAAGGAGACGCGTTCAGGACGCCTGCTGGACATCGCGATCCGTCACCGGCTCCTGCGGGTCCCCCTGAACTACTACGCCGCTCACACGGGGCGGTATGGCGGCACGCAGAAGATCAACATGCAGAACCCGCCCCGCATCAACAAGAAGGGCAGCAGGCGGCAGATCCGGTACGCCATGCGCGCCCCGAAGGGGCATGTGGTGCTGGCAGCCGACTTGGCCCAGATCGAGGCACGGATAGTGTCGTGGCTGGCGAAGTGCGACCTGCTGCTCAACGGCTTCCGCAACGACGAGGACGTGTACTCGATCTTTGCCACTCGTGCGTACAACGAAGAGACGGTGAAGGGTCGCAGTCAGGAGGACGACTCTCGCCGGTTCGTCGGCAAGACCTGCATCCTCGGTCTCGGGTTTGGCATGGGCGCGCCGAAGCTGAAGAACACCCTCAACAAGGACGGCGTCAAGATGCCGCTCACCGAGACACAGCGTTTGGTGAACGTGTACCGAGACACCTACTACCAGATTCCCCAGTACTGGGACAAGATGAAGCATGCGCTGTCGATCATGGCCACCGGGCAGTCGAAAGTGCAGCACGGCCCCCTGTGTTTCGGCAAGCAGATGGTGATCCTGCCCAACGGCATGCCGATCTACTACAACAACCTGAGCCTCGAAGATGGGGAGTACTGGTACACCTTCGGTCGTGAGACCCGGAAGATCTTCGGCGGCAAGCTCACCGAGAACGTGGTGCAGGCGCTGGCCCGCATCGTCGTCATGGACAACATGATTACCATCCGCAAGGAACTCGGCCTGCAGATGGTGCTGCAGGTACACGACGAGCTTGACTATGTCGTGCCCGAGAGGGATGCTGACCGATACGCGAAGGACATCAAAGAGATTATGTCCGTTTCTCCGTCATGGGCACCCGACCTGCCTGTTGCGGTCGAAGTCGCATACGGACCCACGTTTGGAGACTGCAAGTGAAGAAGCCTTTCGCATGGAGCTACTCGGCCCTTGGGCGCTACGAGTCCTGCCCCAAGCAGTACTACCACATCAACCTCATCAAGGACGTCAAAGATGAATACGGAGACTCCGAAGCAGGAGCCGAAGGAAACGCAATCCACGCGGCCCTATTCCGTCGTGTTACGAAGGGCGATTCACTCCCTCTGCCGCTCCGGCACCTCGAACCGATGGCCGCTAAGTTCGCCAACGCCCCCGGAGAAAAGCACGGAGAACTCAAGCTCGCCCTGACCCGCGAGTTTCAGCCGACGGGATTCTTCGACCCTGATGTGTACCTGCGGGCGATCATCGACTTGGCGATCGTTCGCGGAACCCACGCCACGGTGTTCGACTACAAGACCGGCAAGATCAAGGACGACTTCACGCAGCTCGCCATGAGTGCTGCGGTGCTGTCCCAGTACATGCCCGAGATCCAGACCTTCGACATCGCGTTCGTGTGGCTCAAGCACAAGAACATCTCGAAGCAGTCCTACACCCGGCACGACTTCAAGAACATCTGGGCTGAGCTGCTGCCTCGTGCGCAGAAGCTGGAGCTGGCCGTCAAGACCACCGAGTTTCCGGCGAAGAAGTCCGGCCTGTGCAAGGGATACTGCCCTGTGAAGTCCTGCCCCAACTGGGAGCCTCGAAACTGATGGCCGTAAGCGAACATGTATATGACGACGTCGTTCGTGGTGCGATAAGCGCGATCGACCATGTCGCCCAAGCGCAGAACTTCCCTGCAGAGCGGGTGAAGGCGATGCGGTTCCATGTTGACTGCCAGTACCGTATCGAGTCGGACGAGGTAGTGCTTCGCGTCGCGTGGCGTGACCCTGACGGCGACAACATAAGGTCTTTTTCGCAGCTACTTGGCCGTGATTTGCTGGCCGACAGGCGCGACTCTTTGTATGAGGTACTCCGAATGTCAGTCGAGCAGATCAATCTGCGGGGCGAGCTGTTCTACTTCAAGCTCCACAAGCACTTCCCCAACCGCATCGAATCGGTCAAGTGCAACAGGGCAGGCGAAGTCACGGTCACTTTCAAGAACGGTCGGTCGCTGACGACGGATGACGCCGCGCTCGACTCGACCGAGTTTCTGGCAACGTGTGGAATGATCTACGACCTGTAGGAGGGTCTATGGACAAGTCAAAGCTGAACGACTGGGCGGCTCGATTCATCGGTGAGGACGACGATCTCGTCCCCGACGCTGTCGAGTCCGAGTGGTACACGAAGTCCGCAGGGGCTGCGTTTGCAGTCCTCGCAAAGTCTGCGGACATGGGGCATGACATCCTGCTCGACATCACCGACGGCGAGGTAGAGGTGCGCTGCGGCGAGTGCCTCGAAACCGGACCCGTAAGTGATCTGGCTGAGCTGATCACTTCCGCCTGCTACGGGTGCCACAATGGCTAAGGGTCCCGAAGCCAAGGTCAAGGACAAGATCAAAGCTGCCTTCCGTCACCTGCAGCACGAGGGCTACGAGATCTACTACCACATGCCTGTACAGAACGGCATGGGTGCGCCGACTCTCGACTTCATCGGCTGCTTCCGTGGGCAGTTCTTCGCCATCGAGACGAAGGCTCCCGGCAAGAAGCCGACCGACAGGCAGCTTACGACGATCGCCGACATGGAAGCCGCCGGGGCTAAGACTTTCGTCTATGACGGCACCAACACTGCGGAGTTCGGTAATTGGCTCAGCAAGCTGTCAAGGTAGATCGGAAAGCCAAGACGCTGACGTTGCCCTACAACGCTGCGCTGGCTAACCTGATCGAACACGAGCGAGCAGGGGAAGAGATGATTCTTCCCCACACGCATGAGGTTGTGCGGCTCGCTCGTAACCTCGGCCTCAAGGCCCCTGCGCCCATCATGTCCCAGTACGACTGGTGTGGCGGCAAGCCGTTCCGCACGCAGAAAGTCACAGCGGCCATGCTCACGATGCAGCGGCGGGCCTACGTCCTCTCAGAGATGGGGACCGGCAAGACTCGGGCGACGCTGTTCGCCATCGACTTCCTGATCCGCACTGGTGTGATCGAGCGCGCCCTCGTGATAGCGCCTCTGTCGACGCTCACCACCGTGTGGTACAAAGAAGTCTTTCGGTACTTCAATCATCTGAGCGTGGGGGTGTTGCATGGTGACAGAAAGCGGCGCAAGAAAATCCTCGAAGGCGACCACCAGATCTACGTTATCAACCACGATGGCGTCAAGACTGTCCTTCCTGACCTGCAGGCTCGGCGTGATATCGGGTGTGTGGTTATTGACGAGCTTGCTTCTTTTCGCAACGCTCGTGCTGACCGCTGGAAGTTTATTGCATCTCTGCTTCACGGTCGTCCGTACGCTTGGGGCCTCACTGGTTCGCCTACTCCGAACGAGCCGTGCGACGCGTGGGCGCAAGTCAAGCTCCTGACTCCCAACAACGTCCCGAAGTACTTCAAGCACTTCAAGGAAGCCACGATGACACAGGTATCCACCTTCCGGTGGGTGCCTCGCAAGGACGCCAAGGACACGGTCTACGAGGTGATGCAGCCAGCGGTGCGGTTCAAGCGCGACGACTGCGTCGAGCTTCCCCCTGTGATCTATGACACCCGCGAGGCTCCGCTGTCCGCGCGCCAGCAGGAGATCTACACGCAGATGCTGAACCACTCGAAGGTAGCCTTCGCCAACGGCGAAGTCACCGCTGCCAACGAGGGTGTCCTTATGTCAAAGCTGCTGCAGATCACTACCGGCTTTGTGTACACGAGGGACGGACGTGCGGTCGAGCTGGACAACCACCCGCGCATGGACGCCCTGATGGAGCTGATTGACGAAGCTGAAGGGAAGGTGATCGTGTTCGTGGACTTCATCCACGCATCCGAGATGATCGCAGCCCGCCTGAAGAGGGCAGGGTACTTCGTCGAGCAGGTGTCGGGCCAGACGTCCAAGGCCGAGCGCGACCGGATCTTCACTGCCTTCCAGAGCGCCGCCTTCCCGCGCGTCATCGTCGCCCACCCCAAGTGTATGGCCCACGGACTGACCCTGACCGAGGCCAACGTGATCGTGTGGTTCTCGCCCACGACCTCGCTGGAGACTTACGAGCAAGCGTGTGCGAGAATCACGAGACCGGGCCAGACGAGGAAACAGCTAATAATGCACTTGACAGGCACTACTGCGGAGAGCAAGCTGTACAAACGACTTCAGCAGAGATCCTCTTTACAGGGTGCTTTGCTAGAAATGTTCGAGTAAAAAGACGACCCATAGGAGACCATGAACCATGTCACAAGCCGTGACTACTAAGACGCCCGCCGAACTGGTCGAGGCGTACATCAAGCTCCGCGACAAGAAGGAAGCAGCGCAGGCTGAGTTCAAGAAGTCGCTGGAGGGCACCAACAAGATCATGGGGATGCTCGAAGGCATTCTCCTTGAGAAGCTGCAGGAGCTTGGCGTCGACAGCCTTTCTGCGAAGGGCATCGGCGTCGTCTACCGCAACACGCAGCACAGCGCCACTGTCGAGGACAAGGCCGCGTTCCGAGAGTTCGTCGAGTCGACGAACAACTGGGACGTCTGCGACCTGCGTGCCAACAAGGTCGCTGTACGCGAGATGCTGGAGGCGGGCGATCCCGTCCCCGGAGTCAAATTCACTTCTGTCCACACTGTCGGTATTCGGAGGGGCTAATGTCCAACGCAGTCGTTCCCGTCAAGATGAACCTTCCCGCGCATCTGCGCCGCGACGCCGCTGAGGCTCGTGCGGATGCCAAGGAGTTTTCCGCTGGTGTCACCGCTGGCTTCCCGATCATCTCGTATCGCGGCAAGGTCTGGCGCATCCGCAAGTCCGGTGAAGAGGTCGCGTACGTCGACCGTCGCGGCAACGCGATCCAGTCGATCAACGTGGTTCTCGTCAAGTCCAACCCGCAGCCGAGCAAGACCTTCTACAAGGGCAAGTACTCGGAAGGCGACAACAGCCCGCCGACCTGCTGGTCGAGCGATGGCATCAAGCCCGACCACGCGGTGCAGGACAAACAGCACCACGTCTGCGCTTCCTGCCCGCGCAACGCATGGGGCAGTCGCATGACCGAGGCTGGCAAGAAGGGCCGTGAATGCAGTGACGTTCGCCGCATGGCGGTCATGTTCTACGACGAGTTCAACAAGAAGGGCGCGGACGCCCACATGTTCCTGATGCGTGTCCCGCCTGCATCGCTGAACCCGCTCAAGGATTACGTCGAGAAGGCGCTGGCCCCTGCGGACATTCGGCCCTTCGCCGTGGTCACTGAGGTCGGCTTCGACCAGCAGGCCAGCCACCCGAAGCTCACGTTCCGCGTCGCGCAGGACGACGACGACAACGCGATGTTCCTCACGGAAGAGCAGTACGATCTGGTGAAGTCGCTCCGCAACAGCGACGACGTCACGCGCATGCTCACCGAAGAACCCGACTATGCTGAGGCCGGAACTACCGATGGGGACGAGGCACCGGCACACAAGCCGGAGAAGGCAACCTCGGCTCCGGCCCCGGCTCCCAAGCAGAAGGCCCGCCCGGTTGACGAAGAGGACGTCGCGATCGAACAGACCGCGCCTCCCGAGACTGCCGATGACGAGGATGACGAGGATGACGAGGACGCCGAGATCGCCGCGCTGATGGCGAAGAAGGCAGCCAAGGCAGCCGCGAAGGCCAAGGAAGCCGAGCCTGCCCCCGCCCCTCCCGCGAAGGCCAAGAAGGCCAAAGCCCCGAAGCCCTCCGCGCCTGCTCCTGCAGACGAGGACGAGTCGCCCGCCCCTGCCGCAGCCGCCCCCGCTGGCGGCAAGGGTGGGTTCGACGACCTTCTCGACAGCCTGCTCGGCTAGGTGTGGCTCTGAGGGGGGAGGGTTGGCCTCCCCCCTCCCTTTCTCTACGCGGGGGCGCGGATGGAACTTGTCGACTTTCTGAGTACGGTCGTGCCGCCGGGGCGAATCATCGTCGCCCGGATGATCGACCGACAACGGCAGGATGGGAAGAAGTACAAGGGCTTCTCCCACATCGTGTGCAAAACGCACGCCGAAGCCGCCGACACCGCCAAGCTGCTGGCTCAGGGCGGGCATGACGTTTACTTTGCCCTTGCTTCGTACAAGCAGGGGTTCCACCAGAACGACAAGGGCAAGAAGGTCGTTCGAGTTCGGGAGAACGTGCAGGAGCTGAAGGCCCTGTGGTTCGACATCGACTTCAAGGGCGAGTACCACGACGCCCACGCGGCGCTGATCGCCATCCGGGACTTCTGCGAGGCCACGACCCTCCCCCGTCCTGCGGTCCTCGTAGGCTCAGGGAACGGCGTCCACGCCTACTGGCCCTTCGATACCTACATCACGCTGGAACGCTGGCAGCGGCTCGCTGACGCGTTCAAGGAGGCAGCCAAGGCCCTCGGCCTCAAGGCCGATCTGGTCTGCACGGCGGACGCCTGCCGCGTCCTCCGGCCCCCCGGCACGACGAACTTCAAGGACCCGGCCAACCCCAAGCCGGTGAAGCTCCTGTTCGCCACCGGGGACGAGTACTCCCCTGACGATCTGGAGGCCGCGCTCGTGCCGTGGCAGCCGACGGCCAGTAAGCCGC